CTGCGAGAGTCCTTAAAATTGCTATTGCCATGATCAATAATAATATCTCCTTCCACACAAAACTGTAATAACTCATTTAGTGTGTCCTCTACTGTTTCTGCTGGTACTACCATCATAAAGACACCAGGTGATCTTGTCTCCTCCTGTGTAAGAATTCCGACACCCGAATGAACTACTTGAACAAGGCTTTCCAAAGAAGTGGCATATCCACTGATATAACCCTTCTCATATTGCTCATTTGCTTTTTGAACATTGTTGCGATACCCATGAACTTCAATTCCTGCTTTGATCATACGACGAGACATACCCTCGCCCATACGTCCTAATCCAATTAGTCCTACTTTCATCCTTTAACCTCGTTTTGAAAATATTCTGGTAAGGGACATCCCTTAAAATCGTTTATCTCATCGACTGCTAAGACAAACATAGTACAAAATCCAACACAAAACGCGAATAGCATTTGAGGGAAGTTATAGTTGCCCATATACGCTGTAGGGTCAGGTTCATCATCGTGAGGATGAATCATCTTTGCGATTTCCTCTGATGATTGCTTCGACTTGTCGTCGGACTTGATCCCTCGCTTCTTGTCTTTCGGAGTCTTTTCTGGAGTATCCATTTTTGTTATGTATAATGAAATGACCTTGGCAAAACATAGTTACTCCAAATAAAAATAAAAGAACTATGCCAACCCATTCTAAAATTAGAGATGAATGTTCAACCATGGGAAAATAGGATCAATTACGCCGATGAGTCGAAGTAGACCCTCAGCAAAAAGTGCAAGAACAACCCAACCAACACACATACTGATAATTCCAGCATTACGATTGTGCTTTCGTATGGCATCATCAATCATCTCCTGCACTTGTTCTTTTGTAACATGTTCGGGTGGTTCGATGTCCTTTCCCCAATCTTTAAACATTGATCATCTCCATAGCATCATGTAATTCTTTTGAGTGGTGTAATTCATCATTCAAAATCTCAAGGATTTTATCGTCATGCCCATGGTCTGCAAGATACTTTGCGTATGTTGTAGCAGCATGAATCTCTACCTCGTAGGAGAGATGGTAAGCAAGGCGAGGAGCCAACCAATAATAAACCACGTTGCTCCAATAGTAGATAAGAACGAGGTGCTTGGCAACAAAGCGATCGATAAAATAAAGATTACCGCCCCTAGATTCCATATATTCCAGATGTTCTGTTTCATTGACGCTCTGCTCGAAGTGCTGTTTCATCAAATATAGATGTTCGGGACCGCGAAGTCCCATACTTTCACGAAAATGTAACACGCTTAAAAACGCAAAATAGGGTGCCCGAGCAATTTCCTCAAGCACCCAAAAGCGTTGATAATCTCTGCCACGATACAGAAAATCTAGTATCGCAACAGTGATGTTTAGAACAACCTCATTAAGTCTCTTCATCTTCGTCGTGATCGTAAGTTAAACGACAGTCCCAATAATGGTCTTCCTCCCACTCTGGTTCATAGAGTGGGCAAGGTTCCTCAAAGAGATGTTGCATTCTTAGTTGATTGATGCGCTCTCTGAGTGATTTGTAAAACTCTCTTTTGTACTCTGGATTCATTCGACGTGAATAGTACCTACCATACCAGCACCCTTATGGGGACCACACCAATAAGTATAGTCACCTGCTTCAGGGAATGCAACATCAAACTCTTCGCCAGGTAACATTGCCAGGGCTTCATGACCTAACTCTGGATGATCCTCAACGATAACGTTATGAGGAGGGAGCATATTATTAACAAAATGAACAGATTCGCCAGCTGAGATAGTAACCTCTGCAGGATCAAACACAAGATTGCCATTGGAACCCATCTGAACGTCTACAGCCCATGCAGGGAGGGCAAGGAACAATGAAGCGAATAAAGCAATAAAAAACTTCATTAAGTTAAATAGCATCTAAGACTATTTACTCAATGAAGAATTTATCTTAAGTATTATTTAATGCCTAATATGTGAGTTTCCTCACTTATTCCACCATTGCACTTCACCATCACCATGCTCTTTACCAAATTTATCCAAATCTTCCATACGTTTTTCCCAAGAATCTCCACCATCTTTTCCTTTCATAGGATTGATGCACTGGAAATCACCCAGTTTATTACATACTAATCCAGCAAGATCTAACTCGCTACCTTTAACACCCGTTCCAGACCATCGGTGTTCACCATTGATCCAGGTTGCTCCGCACTTCGGGCATTCTGCCCTACTCATGGATAGGTCAGAATACTCTCTAGCGTTTTCCATAGGTCTGATAGTGCTCCTTGAATGTAGTTGGTTCGATTCCTAGATCTTTCTCCAACTTTCTTCTAATGAAGTATGCTCGGAAAACAATCCAGTGCCAACGGATATCAATCTCAATAAACCTAACTAAACGCATTGAATCCTCCATTCCAATATATGCTACAAATAGAATGAGGATAGTGGCAGTCAAGTAAAATGAGACCATACGAGTATCACATTGATACACACAGTATAATACTATTTACCAAAAATGCAAGCTACAGTATATTACAATGTGTAATTACCTTAACAATTCCAAGCACGAAGCGACTTATTGATTCTGCTATCGGGATCAGATGCAGTTTTCTTAGAGGTTAGTTTCTTTTTCATACCCCTCATTCTAGCGCAGAATGATGCCCTTCTGGGATTTCCAACCTTCTTACTTGGTGCCTTAAGGTCAGATCCAGGATTTTCTCTCTCGTAAGACTTTCGTCCTTTTTCGTTGAGTCCTCCTTCGGAGTTTTTTCCTGCCTTTTTGGTCCAGGCGGCTCCTTCATTTTGAACCTCTTCGTTTTTAGGTACGCAGTTGGGGACAAGTTTGCCACCCTTCATTTTCATACCTACTTTTTTATGCGTCTTCCAGCATTCTGCTTGGAACTCTTGGAATGTTTTCATTTTTTACTCTTGTTCCCCCAGTTTGCTGCACCGACTTTACGACACTTGACGAGAGCACCAGATGCATATGCACTTGGCCAAACACTATAGCGTGCCTTGACTTTCTTATAGCAAGCATCCTTTTCACCTGCTGCTTCGTCGAACTGCTCTTCAGTCAACCACTCAAGTTCTTCGCCCATGCCAACATTGGTGACACGCTCAGACTTCTTCTTATCTCTCTTAGCAAGATAACTATCGAGTTGCTTCTGCTTAATCTTACGAATCAACGCTGTGCGCTTACTAAGTTCTGCAGGTTTCTTACCTTGAGTGGCACGGATTGCTTTGATAGCAACATCGCCCATACCCTCTTGGACTTCAACCTCTTCTTTCTTGGTCTTAGTCTTCTTCACACAGTTGGGATATTTCTTACCAAACATAGTTTTCATACCCTTCTTCTCATAACCATCCCAGCAATCTTCTTTACGGGTCTTCATTGCTTTCACACGCTTAGCATATTCCATGTAAGACTCACCAGGTTTTAACTTAGGTTTACCTGAACTAGAAGATGAACTACTAGATCTGGATGCTGCACGATCTTCGCGAGCACGCTGATTTGCACCAGGACCACCTAACTTACGGTCTTTGTCGGGATCGGGATGCCAGAAATCTCCTCTTTCGTTGATAGTTTCTTCTGTTTTCACGTTGATTGCCTTACCTTTACGATCGGGGTTGGGGTCTTGGCGATTCTTCCTACGGAATGCACGCTCTTCCTCGTCTTTATTTAGGTTCCTCTTCATCTTACTAGACCCGCACTTGGGTTTAGTTGTTTGTCCTGGTTGCTTTGCACAGGGTTTTCCAGCATATTTACCACCGAGTTGAACCCACCCAGGCTTGCCATCAGAAGACTTACTCTTGCCAAACCAGTCACGCAGAGAAGAATCACCACTTTTATTCCCCTCTTCGACTTTTTTCTTTTCGGGGAGTTTGTCATGCTTTGTTTTTGCATACTTCTTCACGTCGGACTTGGACATGGAGGAAGCAGCTTTGGCAACCTCAGGCGACGGGGAATCCATTTCCCCTTTCTGAGCCGCTCTAACCATCCCGAAGAATCTTTGTTGTGCTTTTGATTTTGCTTTTTCATAGATGTCATAATATGTCGGTGGCATCTTTTGCATTTCTCCCATCGCCATTTTGTTTGCTGTTTTGTGCATGACTTCTTTGTCACGCGAACCATACAAGCGGTTCCAGCGACGTTTACCTTTCATCATACCCCTAATATATTTCTTAGCGGTTTGATTGATTGCAGGTGGAATATCAGACTGGAACCCTTGTGCCATATCAACCGCCTACGACTTGTACTTCTTCAACAACAACTGCTTGACCAGTTACAGCGATTTTTACGCATCGCTTGACGATTGCTTGAGGTCCGCTGTAAGCATATGTGTAATCAGCAGAAGCAGCTGAAGAGTCCACATCAGTTGTAATCGTGCTGCCAGTAGCCGCTGTGATTTTCTTACCAGCGGTGCCAGCAGATAAAAATTCACTGCCAATAGCAGGGGAGGTTGAGGCGTCTTCAACAGCAATGAAGTCTCCTACAGAGAATGGATGAGTGTTGCTAACTTCACCGAGATTTGTTCCCAGTGTATAAACAGCAGTTGCAGAATCTGTTGCCTTTACAACTCTTGCTTGTCCAGGTTTGCCACCCTTGAGCAGAAGTGCTTGATCTTGAATAAGAGTGATTGCAGGACCACCGTTGAACGCGATAGTTGCATCACCTGCAGTTGCAACTACACGATAGTATCCAGTCTCAACAACTTGATACTCTGTAGCATCGGCAGCAACCGAGTTGGTGCTTAAAACATTTAATACTGTCATGTCGGGTTAGTTCGAGTCAGTATTATTTATCTCCTTCTGCTTCTTTAACATTTTTTGTAGTTCCGCTGTACTGCCAATAAACATCGTGTTATTAACAGTAGACGGGCCAGACTTCTTATCTTCGGCATCTAACTCCTTCATCTTCTTTTGTAAGTCAATGAGTTTGTCAGCAGTATCTGCTACGTTTTTAATAAGTTGACCTGCAACTTCATAAGCACGAGGATGATCTGACGCTCGTGCCA